GCGTTTATCTCATGTCCGCCCCACACGGACACTTCCCCAAATTTGTCCGTCCACCGCGGACACACACAGACACACATGTCCACTGTACGCACACAACGGACAAAATAATAGTGCAACATGCACAATTATTGGATCTATTTTCATTAATAATTGTGCATATTGCACTATGAAAATCAGTTATTTTAGAACATTATGGACTTGTGTCCGTGTGTGAGAAACACATACATGGTTGATGTTTTCGAACATGTGTTCATGAACAATATGGTCTTTGAATAAATCTAAATAATGGTATATGATAACATTATGAAAGAGAGGTGAATTAGATGGGAGTAGGAATGTTTACAATGAGTGAAATTAATGGAAGTACAATGGAATCATGGTTTTTACTGATTGTAGAAAGTTGTTAGTGAATATCACAGATAAATGTTATGTATATCCGCAGGACCACACCTCATTATATACATTAGCATTTAAACATTTCAAATTACGGGAGGAATGATATGTCAGATTATGAGGAAAGTTATAAGAATTATCTTGCTTGGCTTACCCCTCGAGAGTTATTGAAAGAGTACAAAATAATGCGTTTCCCGTGGCGTTATCGGGAACGTAAGTGGATTAAAGAAGAGATAGAAAGAAGGTGTGTGTATTAATGTTGGATGCAATTTTGTGGTTTGTTTTTGGCGCTATATTAATATTCCCATACGGAGTATGGTGTGGAGCAAAATGGTCAGGGGGATATAAAGGATGATAGGATTTTTTGATTTATGTTTTGCCTGTAATAACCGGACAACTTTCGAAGAGTGTGAGGAATGTAGGCATGAAGAAGTATGTGATAAATTTCAGATGTGTTTCGCACATTGTCCTAGCGAGGTATGGAGAAAGGTGTCAAGTTTTGAGGATATCTTGAAATGCATTGAGAAATGGAGGGAGTACAATGGGCAGACCATTGAACAGTAAAAAATCATGGTATAAGGTGTATATAAAAGAATTAAATACACCAAACATAATGAAAAGTCAGTGTAAATATAAATGCGATTATCTATTAGTTAAGGCGTACACAGGAGCAGTCGCAATGGCAATCGTTCAGGACTATATTGTGGAGTTTGAAGAAAATTTTCGTCCTGTATACTACAATAAATTAGAGGGAGGTATTCCGATTGACAACAAAAAAGTCTTATTTGAAGAAGAGTAAACCGCAGGGATTGCTAAGGTCAAAAGACGATTATACACCGCTTGCGTTGGAACTAACGTGGGATATGAAAGACGTGAGAAAAGAGTATTCACGTCTGAGATCAATCTGGCGTAAACGCTATGAGAGATTGCTGAAATCTGACTATAAGGATATTAACCTTGTAACAGATCGACCGATCCAACGATACAAACAGTTGAAAGATATTACAAGTGATAGAGAAATCTATCACTTGTTGTCCGAACTAGCAACTATTATTGCATCAGATATAACAACAATCACAGGACTGAAAAAACGTGAAAAAGAACAGATGCAACATATTAATGATGTGTATGGAACTGAGTTAAAAACACATGAGGATTTACTTAATTTTGGTATATTTATGGAACAGCTTCGGGATTTTGCTTCGGATCGTATATATGATTCAGATTTTGCTGTTGAATTATATTCCGAGGGTGAAAAACTGAGCACAAATAAGTTATTAGATTTGTACAATGAATTTTTGAAAACAGGATCACGAAACATTGTAAAATTGAAATCGAATATAGCAAAGAAAGAAAAAGCCAAACGGAAAAAGAGGAAAGTGGGTAAACGTAAGCGCAGGAGGTAAACATGGATAATCTGTATACAGTAGATACCTATAACTTTAATAGAATACAGAATTTACCATGTTTACATGATACTAGGTCTAACAAAGGAAGTAAAAAAGCAAAGGGATATAAAAATTGTTTGTGTGCTTTCGATATCGAGACAACTAGATTGAAAGATATTGAACAGTCAATAATGTATATCTGGCAATTTTCGATTCTCTTTCTTGATGATTTACATATTGACACTATAATAGGAAGAACATGGACAGAATTTGATCTTTTTCTGGATCAGCTTATGAATGACGATAACTATGCATATTATATGATTTTTGTTCATAATCTTTCATATGAATTTCAGTTTTTGCGTGGTATATATACATTTTCACCGGATGAAGTTTTTGCCATAAAATCACGTAGAATATTGAAATGTGAAATGTTAGAGCGTTTCGAGTTTCGTTGCTCATATTTACAAACTAATATGTCACTAAATACGTTTACCTCAAAAATGAAAGTAAAACATCAGAAATTATCTGGTGAAAAATTCGATTATAGTAAAAAGCGTTTTCCATGGACAGAACTAACCGATTATGAAATAAAGTATAGTGCATACGACACAATTGGACTAGTTGAAGCAATGTATAAACGTATGATACTGTCAAATGACAATCTATATACACTCCCATTAACGTCAACCGGTTATGTACGTCGTGAAACGAAAAAAGCCATGTATGGTTGGTCACGAAAACACAAGGATATTTTTCCGACTATAGATGTTTTCGATCTGCTAGAGGAGGCGTTTCGGGGCGGAGATACGCATGCTAATCGTTATTACTCAGGAACCGTGATACGAGCAGATGGTAAAAATATACTAGGAATCGGTTCTTATGATAGGTCATCCTCATATCCAGACGTTGTGTTGAATTGTGTTTTCCCGATGACACGATTTGTATATATCGGATCAATAGATGAATCTGATATAGAAAAGAAACTGGATAGAGGAAAAGCACTCTTATTCCGATGTAAAATAACAGGTATTGAGCAGATCGACAAGTATTACGGAGCGCCCTATATTTCATATTCAAAATGTAGAAATGTTTCAGGTGAAACACTTGACAATGGGCGTATTTTAAGCGCTGAATATATCGAAACAACGCTTACTGATATTGATTATGAGATAATGAAAAATGAGTACAAATGGAAACATTTTGAAATAAGAGAGTGTTATGAGAGCAAATACGGAGAATTGCCAGAACCGTTGAAAGACATTTTCCGTAAATATTATACGGACAAAACAGAATTAAAAGGTATAGTAGAGAAGGAGCTTTTTTACAACTTACAAAAGGCATTGCTTAATGCCGGATATGGAATGATGGTTCAATCACCCGTGAAACAATCATTAATATTTACAGAATCAGCTGAAAACATATATACAGTTGATGAAAATGATTCACGTGAAACATTACTCACTAAATATAACAGAACAGCATTCTTACCTTATCAATGGGGTGTATGGGTGACAGCGTGGGCTCGCTTGCGTTTAAAAGAGGGAATCAATATAGTTGGAGATCGTTATGTATACAGTGATACGGATTCGGTAAAATATATAAAAGTGAGAGGTGATAATATTGATGAATTATTTAATAGATACAATTCTGAGAGAAAAAAGCAAAGTATATCCAATTCCGCATACGCAACAGATCGTCATAGCACTAAACACTATATGGGGGTATTCGAATACGAGGATACGTATACTGAATTCTCCACTCTTGGAGCTAAAAAATATGTCTATAGAACTGAAGATGGAATACTTCACGCCACAATTGCGGGAGTTAATAAAAAGCTTGCACCAGATGAGTTGGAAGAACATGGAGGAATTGAAGCTTTCAAAATTGGTTTCACCTTTTTACGATCGGGAGGCACTGAAAGTGTGTATAATGACACCGCATACGGAAACTACACAGTGCAAAATCATACAATAAAAATCACACAGAACGTAGTTATCAGACCGTCAACTTACACTATAGGAATAACAGATGAGTACCGAAGAATTTTGGCGGACGCAAGAACATTAAAAGAATTTAAAGAAACGTTTGACAGAAATTAACATAAGTGTTATAATAATTCAAGTAAAGAGATATTACAAGGAGGTGATAATATGAAAATTACACGTTCATTAACAGTTAACAAGATCAATGTTATCTGCTACGATCCTGAGAATAAGTGTGAGTTTGTACAGGAAGTTGTCTTGATCGGAAATCTTACTGATGATCAGATAAGCAAAGAGATTAAAAAAAGAAATTTAGGCATTGTTATTGACTGGGAGAGAACCTCCGAAGAAACAAAATTATACGGGATGGATGCAGAATTGTTTTTAAAAAACGCAATCATTATCAAAGAAAAGGAGAACTAAATCATGGCAAAGAAACAGTATACTATTATCAAATCATCTTCTACAATGGACACATACACAGAGTATGACCTTATTGAGTCACCTGCAATCGTAAGTCTTAAAAATGTTGAAAACAAAGGTCTTATTTGTGTTGGATCATGGGCTGAGTATCGAACAGTTGACAACAGCGGAAATGAAATCACCTGTATTTCAGTGCAGGATGCAAATACTGGAGAAGTATTTTCCGGTCAGTCAGCAACTTTCCGAGAATCGTTCTCAGATGTGGTTGACCGTATATCTGAAATGGACGAAGTGCCTGAAATGTTTTTTGTTGAGGTTCTTCACCGAACATCAAAATCAGGTCGTGACTATCTCATCTGTGCGCTTGTTTCCCCAGATCGTGCGCTTTCCCGTATGGGATATTCTGAAAAGAACATCCCCATGCCAGAGCCACAGAAATAATATGTTATCGTTATACGAAAATAGCGGGTATCTGTCGATACCTGCTATTTTAGGATACGGGCAAAAGTTCAATTATATTTGGGGCGGACGTGGTACGGGGAAAACCTATGGTGGCCTCAAATACTGTATTGAACACAAGAAAATTTTCGTGTATATGCGATCCTTGCAGGCACAGATTGATACAATCAAAATTCCAGAGCTTTCACCTTTTAAAAAATTGAACAAAGACATGGGATGGTCAATCTATCCGAAAACAATCGGAAAAAACGTGGCAGGATTCTATAATACATACACAGACGATAATGGAAAACTGGTGTACACAGGTCCGATCCTCGGATATGCAATCGCTCTAAACACGTTCGCTAACTTACGTGGTTTCGATGCATCCGATGTTGAAATAGGAATATATGACGAGTTTATACCGGAAAAACGGGAACGTAAAGTTGAAAATGCCGGATATGCTTTTAAAAATGCTTACGAAACAATGAACCGAAACAGAGAGCTAGACGGAGAAACACCTATTCAGTTCCTACTTTTTTCCAACTCTGAAAATCTATCCTGTAACATGTTCATCGAGAATAACTTAATGGAAAAAGTATCTGCAATGGATATCAGAAAACAGTCAGTGTCAATCATGCAGGAAAGAGGGATCGGACTTTTTAACCTATTCGATTCACCTATATCAGAGCGCAAAAAAGAAACAGCCCTATATAAAATGTCTGGTGCAGATTCTAATTTCAATCGCATGGCGCTTGGAAATGAGTTTTATTCCGCAGACTACACAGGAATCAAACCTACAAACATCAAAGAGTTAATCCCGTTATGTCGTATGGATTCTATTACAATCTACGAACTGAAAAACAAAAATACCATATACGTTACCCGTCATCACTCGGGCAATCCACCCACATACACCCAGTCTGACAAGGATATCAAAGCTTTCCGCAGAGACTATGTGTACTTATGGGATATGTACCTATCAAATAAGATTACGTTCGAGGATATCACATCAAAATCACTGTTTGAAAATTATTTTAAGGACAAGTATTGACTTGTCCTTTTTTATTTGCTATAATCTTTCATAGAAAGACAAGTGTTCGTGGCACACGTACAACACGTTGGGAGCGTGGGATCATAATGATCCAATGTGCATGAGTATGTACAACTCAAGAATTTGTAGCACTTAATCTTTCGTCACATATGCAGAGTGTCAAAGCCTGCATATGTTTTGTTTCATGTGAAACATTTCTCACCTTTCTTTAATGTTTCACGTGAAACATATTATATGTTGTGCTAAATATAATCAATGGAGGTGAAATATGGACGTTAACTCGTTATCAACTCTTATCAGTAACATTGGTGTGCCTTGCGCTTGCCTTATCGCTACTTTCTACCTATGGCAGAAAGAAACGGATGCACACAAGGAAGAAATGAAAAACATGACAGACGCACTCAACAATAACACTCAGGCGATCACAAAACTCACAGATCACATCACAGGGAGTGAGAAAGAATGACGATTAACTACAACAAAAATATCAGAGGTGTGTATATCGTCGAAACGAACACAGAGCCTCTGATGATCAGGGCAGAGCCTAGTACAGACGGAACAGTTATCGCAGAAATGCCGAAAAAAACTAAATGCATCTGTCTAGGATGCTACTCCGGTGCTTGGTATGCAGTCACATATGAACATGACGGTATCATTTCCACAGGCTTTTCTCACAAAAAATATCTCAGGAGGGATTACATTATATGACATTAGACAACTTAATTACACTCATTTCAGCAGGATTCACAAAAGAAGAAATCCTCACAATGTCAGGCACAGACACCCAGCGTGCCCCACAGCCACAGCCACATCCACATCCACATCCACAGCCACAGCCACAGCCACAGCCACAGCCACAGCCACAGAACTATCAGCAGACACAGGCGCAGGGTGCACAGGGATATACACAGCAGTTTCCGCAGGGTTATCCGCAGGCACAGGCGCAGGCATATCCGCAGACACAGACACAGCAGGCAAGACAGATCGGAGATCAGAATGACGTTATGAGTGCGCTGAGAAGTCTCACAAGTGCAGTACAGAGTAACAACGTTAATCTGATGCAGAACACAGTTCCGAAGCAGGTGACTACGGAGGACGCTATAGCAAGCATTATCAATCCGCCAAATTATGAGGGATTGATAGGAGGTGAAAAATAATGACGAATACATTAACTTTCGATCAGATCAGTACAGTGCTGAATGATATCGTTAAACAGGCCACAGGTGTTGAAACTATGAAAGCAACGGACACAAGTTCGTTTGTAGCGCAGGCACAGACAGCGTTACTTGTCGGGAATGACAGGATCATGAACAGCATTTCTCAGGTTTTAGACAGGACTATCTTTTCTGTACGGCCCTATAATGCAAAATTTAAAGGGTTGAGAAGAACCACACAACAGTGGGGAAACCATGTGCGTAAGTTGGGGATGTTAGACGATGACTGGGAAAACGATCAGAGACAGCCGTTGGAAGATGATACCGCAGTTGATATGTACAAGATCAAAAAAGGTAAAGTTTTACAGACAAATTTCTATGGCGGTCAGGTATTTCAGAGACACAGAACATACTTTCGGGATCAGTTAGATCAGGCGTTTCGCAATCCTGACGAGTTTGGTCAGTTCGTAAGCATGTACACTCAGAACACGATGGACATGATCGAACAGGCACATGAAAGCATGGCACGTGCTTGTGTTGCAAACTATATCGGTGCTAAAAACATCTGGCAGGCAGGAGTTACCGCAAGTACAGAAGGATATACCGGTGAGCATGTTGTTAAGTTACTGACTATGTACAATGACGAGAACGGATCACAGTTAACCGCAGACGATGTGCGTAAGGCGGAGAACTTCCCGAGCTTCTATAAGTGGGCCTGCGCAAAAATTATGACGTACATGGATTTTTTCACAGAGAGAACCACACGTTTTCATGCAAACATTACAGGAAAAGAGATCGCAAGGCATACACCACTTCGTATGCAGAATATCATGATTTTCAGTCCAGATTTGCATACAGCGGACACTACAGTTCTGAGTAATACGTTCCACGATCAGTATCTCAAAATTGCAACAAATGAAAAGGTTAACTTCTGGCAGACATTGGAAAGTCCGATGGGTATTAATGTTACTCCTAGTTACATGAAACCGGACGGTAGTGTGGAAACGGGAGAAGAACAGGCGATGAGCAATATTTTCGCAGTGCTGTTTGACGAGGAGGCTATGGGACTTACCACGATCAACCAGTGGAGTAGCACAACGCCTTTCAACAGCGCAGGTGGTTACTGGAATATTTACTATCATTTCACTGATAGATATTGGAATGATATGACGGAGAACGGACTTGTTTTTGTTCTGGAATAGGAGGATATAATGGCGGTAACAGTCAACTTTAAAACGGCAAGTAAAAGAGTTAATTCTACGGGAATTGTCGGCGGTGATGTTACCGCCGTTTCCTGTAATATTAATGAACCATGTTCCATTGAAAATCCGCAGCTCATTTTAAGAAATGGCGGATCGGCGCCCAGTTGGAATTACTGTGAGATCAAAGAGTTTAATAGATCATACTGGGTTGAAGATTGGGAGTATAAAAACAATACATGGATTGCGCATTGTGTTGTGGATGTGTTAGCCACGTATCGGGATACAATACAGACTACTAACCTGTTTTTTATTCGCAGTTCCACTAGTTTTGACGGCGATGTCATGGATACTTTATACCCAACACTGTCAACACCTGTGAAGAAAAGAACAGTTGTTAACGAGGGGTTATTTCCGGTTGCTGAGTATGGACTTAATCAGGGCTATTTTGTATGTGGCATTGTAGGTGAGGATGGACTTACCAATTTCTATGCGTTTATTCCTACTAACTTCGCAGATTTTTGCTCAAAGATATTTTCTACACTTGACTGGGCGAACATCTCAGGTCAGCAGATCACGGATAGTTTGCTAAAATGTTTGTTCAATCCGTTTCAATATCTGACAAGTGTTATGTGGTTTCCTTGTGAAAATGTTGGCGCAGGAAGTACGCAGGTTTCAGAGGTTAAGTTTGGTTTTTGGTCTTGCGATGTGACTGCATTGAAGTTGGGTAATAAGCCTTTTTATAGCAGGTCTTTTGACATGCCAGTTTCACAGCATCCGCAAGTTTCACGTGGAACATTTCTTAACGCTTCGCCGTTTCGCAGGATTCAGTTAACCGTCGATCCGTGGGGTACGTTCGATATTGACGGAGGAAAAGTTGCAAGTGCTGAGTTCGTAACAGTCAGCGAAACTATTGACTGTATGAGCGGAGTTGGTGTTATGTCAGTGAGCGCAGGAGGTGTTACTTTATTTAGTGGATATGCACAAATTGGAGTTAACATACAGGTGAGTGATTTACGGGCAAACATTATTGAAAGTGGAAGTAATTTGCTAAGTAGTATCGGGAATTTATTTTCTGGCAATTTTTTGGGAAGTGCGTCAGGAGTTGCAAATGCGGTTGAGAGTGCGATACCCGATGTACATACAAGAGGTGTTAATGGCACGTTGTTATCTATTGCACGTATACCTTTTGTTATTGAAACGTTCTACAAGATCACGGAAGAAGATCGTTCTGATAATGGCCGACCTTTTATGAAAAATGGCACAATGCAGGATTTAGGCGTGGGGTATTATGTTGTTGAAAATGGTTCCATTAATGTGCTTGGAGCAACACGAAACGAAAAAGAGCAGATCAAACAGTTTCTTGAGGGTGGTGTGTATTATGCGTAGTTTTCCTGCAAGCAATATTTCAATGTTCGTTGCGCTTATGACAAGCGCTAACTCAGGACAGAATCCGTGGGGATCTGGTGGAGCAGGCGGAATCGGAGGTCTGATGTTACAAGCATATCAATGGATTGTTGATCGTTGCAATGCTCCAGACGTGGGATATAGTCAGGACTATAGAAATGAACAGACTGTCAATGGCATAACTTACTATGATTGTAGTTCTTTAATTTTTTACGGTCTTGGTCATGCAGGTTTTGAAATCAATTTGACAGCGTGGCCTTTCACCACGGAATCAATGCCAACGATACTGAAAAATCTCGGTTTTGAGGAAATAATATTGCCCTCCGATTACAGTGATTTCAAGTTTCAAAAAAGTGATATTCTGTGGATACATGACACATCACCCGGAGGACATCAACACACAGAAATGATGTATGATGATACTCATTCCATGGGAGCACACAGCAAATATCTGCCACTTCCAGATCAGGTAAGCATCAACACCTATACAGTGTGGGAAAGCAATATACACTATGGGAGAGTGTACAGGTGGCCTTTCTCCGGTGGTGAATGGCAGGCTGGCGGAAACAGTGAGTATTTTGGAAATCCTGAAGCTCCGTTATGTGGAAACAATGAGAAAGCAATAAATAATGCAACTGTGATTTTGAATTATTTCAAATCTCAGGGATGGAGCGTAAATGCTATTGCAGGACTTTGCGGAAATATACAACAGGAAAGCACTTTCAATCCTGCATTGATTGAAATTGGAGGTACTGGACACGGGCTTGTGCAGTGGACACCACCAACCGATCTGTATAATGTTCTTGATGTGTTATTCGGAAAGCACGATGATTGGTATGATGGTCAGAAACAGTTGAGTGTTATTTTTGCAGAGTTTCAACAAAGTTCGGGAATTAAAAACTGGGGTATCGAACCACAATGGTATAGTACAAGTGCATACCCGTTGAGTTGGAGAGAGTGGAGTGTTAGTACACAGGATGCAGGATACCTCGCACTTGCGTTTCAGGCTAACTACGAAAGGCCCGCTAGCTTGCATCAGGAACGTGCCGGATATGCTAGAGCGTGGTTTGATTATTTTAATAGCTTATAGGAGGTGAATATATGTTTGGATATGATACAGGTGTTGGCGCTCCTGTGATGTATAATTATATCAATCAGTATAATAGTAGCATATGCCCGAGCACTAACCACTGCAAAAATACTCAGTTATTTTGGTATTTTAAGAGGTATTTGTTACAGAAAGCTATTTCTGTCATGAAATGGGAAGTGCCTGATAACTGGGATAAGGATTATTTTCTGTACTGCCTGTATTGCTGGGGTACGGTTGCGATCATTAATACTGATAAGTTTGGAGTAATTCCTCAGGGATGCACGCTAAAAGGGTACAATGTTTTTTACAGACCTGCGCAGGCGGTGATTAGTAATCCGTTACTAAAAGGTGTGATTGAGCCTGTGATCGGGGAGCAGTGTGTTCTTTTCAAGTGTACCGCTGACTATGGTGGGATCATGGATCTTGTCGGGAGATATGCGAATGAAATGGCTATTGCTATGGAATCTCTGGACATGAACGTAATGAACAGCAAGCTTGCGTATGTATTCAGAGCTAGGAATAAAGCGGGAGCGGAAAGTCTGAAAAAAGTCATGGATCAGGTCATGAGAGGTGAATTGTCTGTTTTCTATGACGAAAAACTGAGAATACAGAGAGGAGATCAGACGGAAGAACCGTGGGATTATTTTGTTAACAACTTGCGACAAAATTATATTGCGGGCGATGTTCTGGACACATTGCGAAGATTGGAAGAGTTGTTTTGTACTGAAGTGGGTATTCCCTCCGCCAGATCAGATAAGAAAGAGAGAATGATATCTTCCGAGGCTGAGAGCAATGATGTGGAAACGTCAACTAGGATGGAAATGTGGTTAGACGGTTGGAAGAAAAGTTGTGATGATGTTAAAAAAATGTTTGATGTTGAGGTAAGTGTAAATTGGAGACACAACCCAAATGAAAATGTTTCACGTGAAACATCTGGAGGTGATTCTGATTGAGTTTATTAACAGTTGAGGGTTTATATAATTATGACAACACACTGTTTGATGGGTTCAACGTTCCTGATGGGCTTGTGAAACAGATTGCTATTGATGCAATTTTGATGCGAACTAGGGAATTAGAAATTTTATATCCCGATTTTACTTATATGAAAAATCGTATTACGATATGGAGTAACAAGTATCAGATTAATTGGAAAAAGTTGTATGATACAACTGTGTTGGAATACAACCCGATCGAAAATTATGATAGGATGGAAGATTGGACGGATACTGGCGATGAAACTAATACTAGTGCAAGAGATAACACACGAAACACCACAAACACTGTAAAAAGCACTAGCACGAACGAAGTAATGAACAGCGTTAACGTAACAGATCAGAATACCGCTTTCAATGCGGGACTTGCGGATCATGCGAAACAGATCACTGATGGAGATACGACTGAAAATGGAAGTATCACTAATACAGAAACCGGAAAAGACACGGAAAATGAAAACGTTAATGGCGGGAGAACCGAACATCATACACGTGTTGGCAGAGCGCATGGAAACATTGGTGTTACTACTTCCCAACAAATGATACAAAGCGAAAGAGATTTAGTTATTTTTAACTTGTATGATGTGATAGCAGAAAGTTTTATCGAAAATTTTTGCTTAATGGTTTATTAATAGGAGGTGTCGTTATATGAGTGTGGAAAATTTAGGACCTTATACTAATTTTCACGAACTTAATCAAGATTGGTTTTTGAATGAATTTAACAAAGTTATTGCTCAGTGGAAAGCAATGCAGAAAAATTTTGACAACTTACAGGATGCTTTTAACGATCTTAAGAGTTATGTACAGGTTTATTTTAAAAATTTAAATGTGCAGGAAGAAATTAATAATAAATTAAATGAAATGTTTAAAAATGGAACTATTTTACAGATATTTACAGAAAGCATAATTCCATATGTTATGCCAAAATGGTATGGCGCTAAAGGTGACGGGATAACTGATGATTCTGATGCAATCGAAGAAGCGGGAAAACATGGAATTATTTGGGATGAATTTAACACATTTCTAATTAACAGAAATATTGAATTAAAATATGGTAGTATTAACACAAATTATAAAATTCTGAGTGATAATGGTATTAACTTAAAAGGAAAAGTGTTCACAGGAAATACTATTATTAATACCGGAGATCACGACACAACTAGAGGTAATTACGCTTTAATATGTGATACAAGTAATGCAAATATATCTCATAATGTTTTTAAAGGAATGAAAAATGCCATTCATTCTAGTTTTACTGAAAACATGAAAATCACAGAGAATATTTTTGATACTTTAATTCAAACAAGTGTTAATGGATATGGAATTGTTCTAAATTCATGCAAAAATACTATTATTTCAAATAATGTTTTTAATAACGTTGACAGACATTGTATTTATTTAACAGTTGAAGATGAAAGTTCGGGTTGCGAAAATTGTATAATTAATAGTAACATGTTCATAAGAACAGCGCAAGTACTTGCAACAGGTTATGACACGTTTATACAAACAAGAAATGCAAAAAATATTACCATTAATAACAATACTTTCAAAGGTGGAAGTAATGCAATAATAGTAATAGGTCAGTTGTCTGGTTCTGATAAAAAATCAGAAAACATTTATTTTAATAATAATAAACTAATTGATATGGTTAATAATAAAAGACCAAATATTGACGGATGTATACAAGCAATTTCTGAAAATGGTGGCACAGTTGACAATATTATAATAAACGATAATATTATTAATACTTTAAATGTTGCATTTATAAAAATTTCAACAAAAACACACATAAATATGTATCGAAACCTTTTTACCACAGATCAGTCTACAGCTATTATTATTGATTCCGCATCAGTATATGAAACCAATATCAAATACAACAAAATTAAAATTACAGATAATACTATTGAATCTGCAAGATTTATAAAAATAGACGCAAGTTGCACTGACATAACAAGAATTAACATCGAAAATAATGATATAACATGTAATGGACTTTTTAACTCAGATGGTGCACAAAATATTACAACATTATCAATAAAAAATAATAATATTACTACTAATAACGATTATCATTTTTTAACAACTTGCGATATAACAAATGTATATGTTGACAAAAACATTTCAAACAAAAATATATATTGTAGGACAAAATCAGTAACTAATTATTATTTATATGACGGTGCTAATAACGTAACTTTCTGCGATAACCTTGAAGATTTAAAAAAGATCATAAAACCTGTATTATACGGAAACGGCATAAATTCAGAAAATTATCTTCCAGATTCTATTTATAAAACTGTGGTGACAAGTTTTAACGATCTTCCGAGAAAAAACGTTAAGCCCAACACTATATTACATGTATACGATAAAAACCTTTCAAGAAGTGTGTACTATATTTATTCTGGTTCTGACTGGTTCGAATTAAAAGCAGAAACATGAACATATGTTCGAAAACATCAACCATGTATGTGTTTCTCACACACGGACACAAGTCCATAATGTTCTAAAATAACTGATTTTCATAGTGCAATATGCACAATTATTAATGAAAATAGATCCAATAATTGTGCATGTTGCACTATTATTTTGTCCGTTGTGTGCGTACAGTGGACATGTGTGTCTGTGTGTGTCCGCGGTGGACGGACAAATTTGGGGAAGTGTCCGTGTGGGGCGGACATGAGATAAACGC